CAAGGGATCTTGAAAATAATATCCAACAACCTCTTGTTCAGACTTGAGCTCTTTAACGTCAGCAATGATATCCTCACCCGACTTGAGCATTACTAATTTAACAGACATTTAATACTTTCTATGTTTACATTATAAAAGACCACTCAACAAAAGTCAAGTGGTCTTGTGTCTATAAAAATTTATTTATAGGTAATCTTTACGAGTGTGATGATCTGGAACTACTTTACCCAATTTGACGGTAAGGAGTCCATCTTCCAATGACACATCCCTGACTTCATAATCGTCTGCAAGTGTCCAGGCTCTGTTGAAAGATCTTTGAGCCAATCCTTGATGGAAGTACTCGGATCCATCCTCTTTATCTTTTTTCTTTCCTTCAACGAATAATTTTCCGTATTCAGTATAGACATTGACTTCCTCCTTTTTAAATCCAGCAAGTGCGATCTCTAAACGAGACTCAGTATTATTTACCTGTATTAGATTGTAAGGTGGATAGTTTGTTAGGTTTCCAGTAAAAATCTGATCAAAATAAGTATCCATACCGATACTATTTTTTGTGATGCGATCCATTAAATCTCCTAGATCGGCAGCACGATACCTTTGTAAGTTCATAGTTCTCCTTAAGTAAGCGAGTGTAAGTTTAGTCCCCGAAGGCGACACTACTAATTATAACAGCAGGCAAAAAAAGAAGGGGTGGTGAACCCCTCATAAACACTTCGGTTTCCTCCCTAGTCTAGCAGAACTCTACAGTGACTGACGCAAGTTTTATCTCTTACATCACATTCCGAAATACATTCAAAGTAGTCATCAACTGCATCATTTGGAGATGTCTCACGTTCGACATTCATCCAAGGTCTTAAACTATTGAACGATATAAGATTGTGCATAGATTGTTTTGAATTAAACACATAACTATCTATACAAGTTTTTAAGATAGTAACACTTCTTCATTTAATAGTTCTGGTTTTTGATCTTCATCTTCTTTCAAATTTGCACCTTCATACTCACTAATTAATTTTTTACCACTTTTGATAAAATCATCAGACTTGTCCATTTTAATAACCATTTCAATCCTCCTCTGGTTTTTTTCTTTTGCCTATGTTGTATTTAGTTTCTAGATTCCAATCATTCTTTTCTTTGTAAGAGATAACTTTAATTTGATTGAGTGGTGCGATATCATTTACTTTATCAGTTGAAACAACAGAAACCAATCCCCAGTCTAAAAGTAACTGAATAATACGGTTTCTTCTTTGTACATCATTGACTGTGATATTAGCTCTCTTACCGTCTAATGCAAATAGTTCTTTAAAATGAACAATGTAGTATCTGCCTTGTTTATGTAGAATATGGCAAGACTGATATAACTTCTTTTCTTTTCTTGAGGCCACACCAATACGAGTCAGCGTTTCTCTTACCTTAAGAAAATCATCTGGCTCATTTAATGTAATTTCAATCATCTGGTCTGGCGACCAACTAATTTGAGGCTCAACAATTGAGTTCATTTTTTTCCTCCAGTATCAAGTCGATCTCGAATAAACGAGAGTTGTTCTCTAGTCAAAATGTTTAAAACCTGTTTTGCCTTTTCATTACTATAACCATAGTATTGCTTGACAAGTTCAAGGTTTTCAATTTGTTCTTTACGAAGCCAAGGAGAGTATCTCTTCCTTTTCCTGAGACTATTTAGAAAAAAGTCATATTGTAACTTCTTTGCTAGATTAGGATGTTTGTTCATTTCATTCGCAAACATAACCGCATCTATATGTCCAGATAAACATCTATTAATAATATAAGATGGATACTGTTTTTCAATATCAGGATCCTCATCAATCAAATTATTTTTATTTGTGTTGATTGAGTTCAACCATTCTTTAAGTTCCATTTTTTTCTTTTCACAATGATTTGATCATTTTCATAATCAGGTATAAATTCTATAGGGTCATCATTATCCCAACAAAGTTCTCCATATAGAGAATTTAGAATAGACATGTCATCCCAAAGATCGTTTGGTTTAGTCATGTTTCTCGCTCCAGTCTTTGAAATTAGTTTGCAAATCTAACGGTTCGGGATCTGTGATACCCTTTACTTTTTTCCAATTACTATACAGTGCTTGGAGATGCCATGATTGAGATAAACTCTTTGGCCCATGTTCAAGAAGATCGAGTTCCATCTTGTTTCGAGTATGAGCCTTGTATTCTTCTCTCCAGTTTGAATCGTCAAATGTTTTCATAATTTATTTTCTGATAATAACAACGTCTCCTTCATCATCATCGTCTTCATCCTGTGCTTTGAAAACTAAAAGTTCCTCACCTGATTGAACATCAGACATTTCTGGATGCACATTTCTTCTCTCTTGTTGTCTGTTAAAATCTCTTAAAGTAGAAGTCATCATGGAGTACATGTATGCAAAGGTTGCCCCTGCAAGACAAGCAAAACAAAGAAAATATATAAAGACGCTAGTATCATTCATCGGAAACCTTGTTGAAGTATCTTTTGTATAGGGACTTGTTTTATCTTATCTATAATATCAGTTTCTATTTTGTCTAGAATGTTTACATCTAGATGCATGAATGGTGGAATGATACCCAACATTCTTAATAGTCCATCGACAAATAATGCAAGAGTAGTGAATCCAAGAATCATACTGATAACAGTGGCATCACGATTGTGTTTTGCCATTGACTCATCATCGATTCTCCGTGCCTCATCAACTGCTTCCTTAACAGCAGCTTCAAGAAGTATTTTAACTTCTTCTTTCGTGTAGGTGTACTTACGAATCTTTTCCTCAGTAACAGTTCTTTCTGTTGGAAAATCTGATAAAGGAAATTCTGTGATTAGTGTTTTGATCATAGTAGTTACCTTATGATGTCGATGTGCATATCTTTAGTCCAAACCTCTAATTCTGTTCTAAGAGAACCACTGGACTTAAGACTTTCATATCTTTTAGAGGCCTTGTTCTTCCACCATTTGATGAGGTTCTCTTGATAGAATTTATCAAAGTTGATAGGATTTTTTTCTAGTTTGTCAGTATCTCCTCGAATAACTTCCCTAGAATTAGCAAATCCATAGTCACTGAAGTAGACTCTTTTCTTTTCAGTGAGGTTCTTTGCATTTGCAATTGCAGTCTGGAATTCCGCAGCCTTTTGAGAAGACGAGCTCTTTTTGATGATAGATATCATCTTTTGTTGAGTCTTCAACTTGCGACTCGAAGCGTCCTCTTTGACTAATAGTTTGTTGTTGTTTCTCTCTATAAACCATTTATTTAAACCCTTGAAGACATCATCATGTAATAAAGGAGTAAAGTCACTCATGGTCAATCCTTTGTATCTCATATATGGTTTAAGTCCATCATATTGTGATGATGACTTTGTTGTACCATAGAGTGATGTTGTTTCAAATAAACAGATCTCTGAACCATATTTATCATTTATCTGAGTTCTTGCCTCATGAGAACAACATAACAAAGCGAGAAGTTTACCACCAAGATAATTAAATCCAAATGGTTGAGTGGGAACAATAATAAATCCCATGATTGAATGACGATTAAATCTTTTCAACTCAGGTGGTCTACCTAACCAATCATTACGAGGTTTACAGTTGATAGTGGGAGAACCAAAACGAATAAATCCAACAATCTTTTTAGTATTTGTTTCCATGACAATCCACTTGAGTGACTTGCCTGGAATTGAACTTTCGATTGAATGAGATGTAGTTATCTGTAGTCTCTCATTGAAATATTCATTTGTGAAACTATCTGCATTTCCAGCAGCATAAACTTTAAAGTCCATGTCATTTGGATGCATGTCAAAATCATCAAACATATCCTCCTCAGGCCCACAGCCAGGAAGATATGTCGGCATCTTTGACATACGATCTAATTTTACATTACGAAGATATTCATCAATACGACCCATATTTGAGAAGTAATCGATGAATTGGTCTGCTGCGTAGGCAGCATCACTTTCACTTAGATTCATCTTATAATAGGCATTTCATAATCTCTATTTGGAACAGGCATCGTTCTAGGTTTAGGCAT